GCCCCGCTTCGTACGGCTTGACTGACTCCATGGGCAGAATGCACGGTGACGCGCAGTTCGCAGGTTCCTCTTCCGTTCCCGCCCATGTGGAAATGATGGGCCTGATCGGCATGGGCAACAACCCGATGGTTGGTGCCACTGTTGCTTGTGCGGTTGCTGTTGAAGAAGCTATAAAAGCAGGTAAATAAGGGCTTTTCAAGCTATTGGGCAATCTGATACTTGCCCACGCAAAACAGTGAAAATACTAAATTGACCACCATTTGCCCACCGTGAAAACAGATGTGGGCAAAAAATTGAGGGGTAGGATGTAATGTCCTG